GGATCTCGTTAACAATCTTCTCGAATTCTATAAGCATCTGGCCCAGCTCTTTGCTTAGCTCTTCGATGTGATACACAGGATCATCCTCTTCAACCTGCTGAAGCATGGCCGCCTCCGGGTCATTGGTCCCCCTGGGCATCCCCGTCAGCTGCACACCCCGCAGCGGGCGCGGTCCGCCGATGTACTTATTAAGGAATTTTGATTGTCTTTCCAAGGTTTCAATCTCCATCACAATCAAGCGGTAGTCCGCAAGGATCTCCTGCTTTCTTGTCATTACAGCCCCTCCTCTCCCGGGATCTTCGGCAGCGGCATCCAGTACAGCACGGTGCCCTTGCCGTTTGTGGTCGTCCAGGATCCTTCCCAGCGCTTAGCCATAGGCTTGTATGTGCTCGACATGTATGCGCCGAAGGAAATGGATCTGTCCCCGGCCTTGTTTTCCTTCACAATCAGCACATGCTTGTTGATGTGCTCCGCTCCTGGCGGATCCAGCACAGCGTCATACCATACTCCGTTTTTAAGGCTCATTCTCTTCTTCGTCTCCTTCTCTCATGAAATCCCGAATTGCTTTTGCGTATTCTTTGTTCATTTCGTCCTCCTGCGCTTCTGTGTATTCCATGTCTTCTATAAGATGTCGGAACGCCCAGTCCAGAAAATGCTGCAGCTCCAAGATGCTGGTTCCGCTCCTGTGCTTTTCTTCTTCCGACGGCCACAGTCCGAAATTGCCCCAGGCTATCCCGATCAAATAGTCAAGAACCGCTGCGACCAAATCCCCGCCTGTTCTCTCATCGTCTTCCGTATTCAGCTTGAAATGATTTTTCAGTATGGTTCCGTACCCCGGCAGGCTGTCCATTGGATTAACGAACATTTTCTTCATTCCTTTCAGTCTTTTCTTCTTCCAGCTTCTGCAGCAGCAGATCGAAGGCCTCCCGAAGCTCTCGGATCTGCTCATGCAGCAGCACGGTATTGTCATATGTCGCATAAAGCCCCTCTTGCCATGGCTCGAATCCCTCTATATGCTTGAAACCGTCAGCCTCGGTTATCATTTTTCTTCCGCCTCTCTTTTTCCGTCAGCGCAGTACCACTCTCCATGATTGTCGAGCATAAAAAGCGGAAAGTCCTTTTCTGCTGCAATTGCAGCAAGTACACACTTTTCAGCCTTCCCCCTGTGAACGCAATCTTTGCACCTGACAATATCTGGAAGCGGAGTGATTTTCCCGTCAGAGTACACAAAGAATTTTTTCTTCCCATGCTCTTTCAGCAATTTCAGTGCGTCGCTCTGCATCTCATAAATGCACCCATCCGCGCACTCTGATCCGATGTACGGGCACTTCTCGCCGGAGGATGCCGTACAGGCCACCTTCAGGCAAAACTCAAGCCCGCGGATCACCTTAACCGCGTCAGCCATAGTCGTCACCGCCCCCCTCGAGCGCCTCCGCCAGGGCGCACCGGCACCCGTCGCACCCAGCGGCGTAGAAGCAGTCCTCACAGGCGAGGATCGGCGCGGGCTCCGTCAGCCAGGCCTCAGCGGCCCGGATGATCACATCATCATTCCTGCCCATCTCACTCACTCCCATTCCGCTAAGGAATACGGGCAGATCAGCCCGCTCCCGTAGCTGTCCAGCGGCGTGGTGCCCTCCAGGATCTTGTACAGCCGGCACTTCCTGCAGCTGTCGCCGTCCTCGGTGCAGCCGTGGCATTTTTCCCTGGCAAGGTCGATCAATTCTTTGCCGGCTTCTCTTGTCATGATGATATTGGTCGATCCTGGCGTGAGCTTCGGGATCAGCCGGACGTCATAATCCCTCATGGTGCCCATGATCTGCCGGCACTGGGCGCGGCTGACGGTGCCGATCAGGTCATTGCACACCGACCGCAATCCCCCGACGGCCATATTCATCCGTTCCTTCCCATGCGGCACACACTCCAGCCGCTTCTGCAGGTCCTCCCTGGCATATGCGGAGATGCTGACAAACGCCAGCAGCATTTTCAGCCCTGTGTATTCATTCCGATGCAGCCGCTCGCACTGATCATCTGGCAACATGAAGCTCTGCTTTACATCCTTCATTTCTTCATTCGCCTCCATATCTTTAGCATGATTCGCCTGGCCGGCTCGGAGTATACCGCGCGCTCTTCAGCCAGGGCGTCGCGGACGGTTTCATACTCATTCTTCCACTTCTGATACGATTCACAACTGCTGTGACAGAGGAACTTCCTCCGCTCGCAGTCCCTGCACGGACATGGTTGCAACATGGTGTATTCCTTCTTTCTGTCGGTCGTTATATCATTGTTTCCATTTTGTTATACTCCACAGCCTTCCGGCCGGCCTCGTCGATGATCGCCATGGCCAGATCCGCCGCGAGCTGATCGCCGGAATACTTCCGGATGAACGGCCTCAGCTGCTCCTCGTTCGCTCTGATAAACCAATCTGCGTTTCCGTTAAAATCGCCAGGCTGAAAGGGCGGCTTTTCGTAATACTCCGCCATCCGGTAAAGATCTTTAAACATTTCGCGTCTCTTCTGATCTATCACCACGGCACCTCCTCATCATTGACGACTGTATAACCGCTTTCCTTATCCCAACCGTATACAACGTTTTCGCCCTGAAAGTTTTTCATGCGCTTGGTCTGCGGTTCGTACCACAGCGGGATAAACATATCCTGCACACCAAGGTCACGGTTTTTACAGACTTCGATCACGTTCGAGCCGCTGTATCCCTCCCAGGTGTCCGGCTTTTTGTACATCTGCTTCGTCAGCGTTCGGAAGTCGTCATTGTTCCGGTGAACGATAAAAGCATTGTCTACGATATTCCCAATGTTCCCGCTGCCGCTTACATCGTCCAGGCGGAGGAACCCCGCGGCCTTCCTCGGGTGTGCCACAAACAGCACATGTGCGTTCGAGATCTTGGCCAGATCCTTCAGCATCCAGATAAACCGGGTTTGCGCTTCGTACTTGTCCCGATCTGCAGAAGACAGATCCAGCGCCATGATATTATCGATCACAATAAAGTCTGCTTTCCGCACTTCCGTCTGCTTTCGGATCAGCTCATAAACCTTCTGATAATTGTTTCCGTAATTGTTGTTGTACAGCCAGAACTTTTCCCCGAGCCAGTGCGATACAGACAGTTGCGTCTCTCTGGATACTGTGTAATAGTTTTCATAGGTGCTGCTTTTGATCGTCCTTGCCTTCCCGGCGGCCTGCAGGATCATCCACCGCATGAAGTTCCGGTCCGTAAGTTCTCCGGAATAGCAGATCACCGTGTGCCCGTCCTGTATCGCGTTCAGCATCCATCCGGTCAGCAGCGTACTCTTCCCACCGCCGCGGAGACCGGAAACGAGGCTGACCGCGCTTTTCTCCAGGCCCATCGTCTTGGAGTCCAGGATATTCGTGCCTGTTCTGATAAACTCGCGCACTTCCTGCGGCTTGTTTGCGATCATGTCCGCCGTCCAGAAGGTCGGCTCGCTGGATTCGCCCAGGACGTTTTCAGCATATGCGATATCCTTCCGCCCGGCGTTGTGCTTTTTCCATCCTTCCTCAATCCGGCGGTCTTCGTCTGCTGATGTCGCTTCGTAAGCTGTCGGGTCAAACTTTATCCGAACGTCCTGCCACTTGTATTTCCTGCAGCTGTTGTGATGGCACTTGAACGCAATCGCGCCGTTTGTATATTGGAAGATTTTTGCGTCCCCGTTGGTGTGGTTGCTGTCAAACGGACAATGATCCAGTTTATAGATCCTTGCCCGCTCATTGCTGTCTTCCGTGTACGTGATTCCATGCTTGGCCATGAAGTCGATCAGGTTGAAGCCGTTCGGGTCATAATTGTTATACTTTGCCGGTTCGATGGCCACGCTTTCGATGGCGTCCGCCAGCTGCTCCAGGTAGCACTTCAGCGTTTGCTTCGGCTCGAAGTCCTCGCTGATAATCTCGCTGATCCTGTGCGGGCGTTCCGGTGTGTTTGATCCCTTCTGCGCTGCCGTGCCGTACAGCTTACAGATCCTGCTCGGGTTGTAGTTCACGGTGTCGATCTTTACCTTGTCCGTGCTGAACATCATGTCCAGAGCGATCAGGCAGCGCTGGATCAGCGCCGTGTTCTCTTCCGTATTCGCCAGACCGATGTAATACAGCAGGTGGGCACCGTTTCCGCTGAGCGCTTCCACAGGCCGCTCGAACCCGATCCCCTCGAGGTACTTTTTCACTTTTCCGGCCAGTGCCACCGCTTCCATCAGTTCCTCCTTAGTGGAAGAAACTTCTTTTGCACGTTCCGGATCCAGATCAATAAACAGCCATGCATAATCCGTAATGTCCTTGTCACTGGTTGTCGTGTTCGTGATCTCGAAGTGATCCCGCTGCGTCCTGCTGTAGCAGTCATCTTTGACCGTGTTCAGCGTAATATACACATTGCTCCGCCGGAGGTCCATTTTGTCGAATGCGCTGATCAGCGTGTCCGCGTCCGTGAAGTATCCGCTGGCGAGCTTCGACCTGGACCGTTCTCCGATGACCCGAACCTCAAACAATCCGCCGTTGGGCTTTATCGTGTGGATGGCCCGGCGGACGATCGTCTCGTCCAGGATCCCCTTGTTCATTCCGTTCATTCAATCACCCGCCCCACGCGCGTCTTTTCTTTAGGTTTCTTTATATTCTTCTTATATTCTTCTTTAGTAGTTGGCCCTTCTGTTGTCCCTATACCTGGGGAATTGCGTGTCCCTTCTGTTGTCCCTTCTGTTGTCCCTTCGTTTTTTTCAAAATCGCTGAAAGCCTGATATTTGTTATAGTTGAGGACCGTTATCAGGTGTCCCTTCTGGTGTCCAGTCACGGTGACCATTTTCTCGGTTTCCAGTGTCCCTAAAAAACGCCTTACTGTTTTCCGATCCCAGCCCCACACGGCAGCGAGATGAACAAAGGAAGTAAACATCTGTCCGCGCTTGACATGGATCAGCAGGCCGTTTTTCATAAAGCTTCCGTCCTTATAATTGACATGCGCCAATATCCAGATCCATGCGCTCATGCGGTTAAATCGTTCTTCTGCATTCAGAAACTCGTTGTCCCAGATTTTCCGATGCAGTTTGATATACCCATCAGCCACAAGCGACACCCCCAAGAAGCCGGACAATTGTTTCACCAGTGTGAACAGGATCGCAGAACTCGAACCGCACGCCGTACTTAGTTGAAATTGTCTGCAGGGATTGAAAAAGCTTCTCGCCGGTTGTCGCCTTCGGATACGCTGGCACCTTCCTGGGCCGTCCGTCTTCTACAATCCATTTCTCAGCATGCAGGCGCGGGTTATCCCAGAAATACACATCGCTCAGCCGTTCAATCCCGTGCCCGTGTTCGCATAGAACGATGATCCGGATCCCGGCTTCTTTTGCTCTGATCAGCTCACGCCGGAAGCGTTCATGCTGCTGCGTAACGTTCCCGCAGAGCTCAAGCAGATCTTTCTTCCGGTCAATTACCAGCCGCCCGTTGTCGAGCGACTGGTAATCACCGCAGTATAGCTTTGACCGGAAGTGTTCAACACCCATCGCATCAAGCTGACGCTCAATTCTCGCCGCTTCGTTTTTGTGCTCCCGGGTGTCAATCTGTATTGTCATCAGAACGGAATGTCATCCGTTTCAACCGGCGTGAAACCGGTCGGGATGGTGTTCCCTGCCTGGACAGGTGCAGCACCCTGATCAAGCAGCTTCGGATCCGGAGCTTTTACGGAGTCCGCCTTGCTGTCATCGCAGAACCAGCGATGCAGGCAGCGCTTTTTCCGCTCTCCGTTGTATTCTTCCTCTACGATCCCGAACACGCCGCCGATCCGCTTCCCGGCGAATTGGTTCGTGAACTGCGGACCGTCTCCCCAGACCGTCTGGGTGTTGTTGGAGTGCTCGAAGCTGGTGATGAAGGTTTTGAAATTCTTCGTGCACTGGCCCTTGTTGTCCGTGCTGACGACGTAAATCGTGCCGGCATGCGGCCACTTCTTATCCGGCCGGATGTCTTCCTCGAACATCTTGGAGAAGTACATCGGCTGTATGTCGTTCGGAGCCATATCAACGGCAACGACCAGCATGTCCTTACCGCTTTTGCTCTTGGTCTCCTTCACCTGCTTAATGATCAGGTGATGGCCACCGGGGGTGACAGGGGTAAAATCTCCTGTTGAAGTGGATTCGTAGTTAACGGGCTTGTTCATATTTTTTTGCCTCCTCCATTAAAATGTTGATATGCCACATATACCAATAGTTGCGGTGAAAACTTTCGCTCTTGTGCCTTGTCATGAACGCTCTGGCTTTTGATCGCTTTTCGTTGCCTCCTTTGCTGCCTTTCTTTCCGAATCGCTCATCCAGGAAAGTGTCTCCGGCCTCATTCACGGTCTTGTCCAGCACAACGCCGTTCTTCTCGGCTTCAAACAGCGCTTCATACCGTTTGTTCCGGATAAAGATCTGGATGTCTTCCGGGTTGATCACGGCTGGTTCTGTTATGTTGTCAACGATCGCCCTGCAGACGTCGATGCTGCAGCAGTCCAGATCGCCGCCGAACCAGTAGTCATCATGCAGGTACGCAGCACACAGCTTTGCCGTCTCTGGAAGGGAGAACGTATTCCAGTGATCGTCATCCTGTTCTTTGTAGTATTCGCCGTGCTTCCAAATGTTGTGGAAATTCTCGTGGCACTCTTGGCACACTGTGATCACATCCCGCAGGCGTTCGTGCCCGAGCCTGCTGTAGTCGATGTGATGCGTCTGGAATTCATCCGGAGAAAGATTTTTCTTACAGAAAGCGCATTTGCATCCGTCCGCCGCGTACCGTGCCATCCGTACCCTTTGCCAGTACGGGTGTGGTTTATGGCCTTTCCCGCCGATATATTCCGCATATGGGATCCTTGAGCCGTCATCCAGTACCGCGCTCCCGCTGATCGTGCTCCTGTACATCTGTTTATATCACCTCCATTCCGTAATACTCGCGGATCGTCTTGTCCACTTCCGCCAGGTCATTCGGCACTTTCTGCGGGAACATCTCTTCCGGGCTTTTTACCGTGTCATAACCGTTCGTCTGGGTGACGAACCAGTGGCCGTCCGGATCCACCTGCGTCCGCAACACGATGTCAAACAGCCCCTCCACTGTCAGCTTCTCATCCAGCATCCGGCCGATCGTCTTGGCCTTCACCTTCCCGTTGCTGTCGGTTTCCGTGTGGTGCAGGAAGTAGACGATCACGTCATCAGGAGCCTTGTTTATGACGAAGTGGATCAGGTTCCGGAAATTCAGCGCCATGTCCGTGAACTTCTGGTACCCGGCTTCCCCGGCGCGGTCGAAGAACTCATTGACCAGCAGATACTGGCTGTCGTCGATCACGTACTGCTTCAGCTTCGGTTCCGCGAGCGTCCGCAGGATGTCCATGTAGCTCGCGTTCTTCTTCGTCTTGAATTCCTTCCGGAAGGGAAGCCGGGGCTTTTCGACCAGGAACACTCCGACCTTCTCCGGATCCATATTCTTGATGCTGTATGTCTTCCCGCTCCCGCTCTCGCCCAGAATCAAAACAGGGATACCCATTCTTTCGTTCCTCCGTATTCGCATAATTACGGATCACATTAATAATGCGATCTTGTTCTTCTTCATGGAGCTCCGCGCGCAAGCGTCTGCTCATTGTCGCTTCGCTTATTCCAAGGATTGCCGCCAGCTCCCAATTTTTCATGTCAGCTTCAAGCAATGCGATTTTGATTCTTATATTTGCAGCCATTGCCATTACTTAATCACAACGCTTTCCGTCTCTTCCAGGCTGGCGCCAGGGATAATGAAGTCCACCTTCAGGGCCTTTTTGATCTCATCCTTCTTCAGTTCCGGCTCCTTAAATCTCAGGAACTGTTCCGGGTTGTCGAGCGTCTGCAGGAAGCTGATCAGCTCCGCTTCATTCTCAACGGCCACCCGCGTGGTGTGCGTGGTGTACACATTGCACCGGGGTGTCCGCAGCTTCTCGCCGCCCAGCGCACCAAGCAGCCAGGCCTTGAGGTCAGCGATCCGCTTGTCCAGGCTCTTCTTCCGGGCGTTCAGTTTGTCCGCCTCGGCCTTCACGGCGTCCGCTTCGGCGTTCAGATCCTTGATCCACAGGGCGACGCCCTCGAGCTTCTGCTCGCGTTCCATCTGCAGGGCGCTCAGCGCCTCCGCGTCGATAATTTCACCGGTTTCCTTGTCGACAGCAGCCAATATCGCTGCATCGATTTCATACAAAGGTCTCATTGCTATCTAAGCTCCTTCTGTGCTATAATTTTCGGGTAAGATCTCCCGTCTCCGACCGTGGGGCTGTGCCAGCAGCTCCCCGGTCATTTTTTTTCGTGTCTGCCTTCTCCGCTGGGCCGGATCCTGATCAGGCTGTTGAGCGCCGCCGCGAGGGACGGGTGCATCTGCCGGTCGTCGATCCGGTAGTACACCACCTGACCGTCCTCCATGGCCACGCGGATCCGGTCGGGGTACCGGCTCAGCTCTCTTTCAAAGATCGAATTTACATCCGCCAGCGGCATCACGCGTGCCTCGCTCATACCGTCACCCCCAGTCTCGCCAGGATCGCCGGCAGCCTCTCCATGAGCATCCGCCACCCGTCCACGCCCAGGCTGATCTCATCGCCGTAGCCGTCGCGCCAGTCGATGCACTCGTGCAGGTGATCGTAGTAAAACTCGCCCAGGCCGGCGCATTGCACGGCCGTCACCAAGAAGCCGTCATTTTCTTCCGGTCCCGCTGCCACCGGCTCCCGCTCTGCCTCACCCAGCTCCGCCGGATCCACCGGCTGCACCACCATTTCCGTCTGATCATCCATTTTCACTCCCTCCTTCTCCTCCTTCGTCTTTGGCTTCCGCTGAGCGTCCGCCTTGCGCTTCAGCAGATCCGGGAACCGGTCCATCACCTCCGGGTGCCGCTGCCGAGCATACAGCCGCAGATTCTGATATGCTTTTCTCGGATCCTCATATCCGAGCCCATGCAAAATCTTGTCCCGGTCTTCTCCTGCATCCATTCCGTCCAGAAGCCGGAAAAGATGCTGTTCATACTTCCCCCGTCCCGGTCTTGCCACCATAACCGCCTCCTTTTTCTTCTTCGGCTTACCGTCCGTCAGCTGCCACTCTTTCCTCCGCCCGAGGAATTCTTTCTGCAGCCGGATCCATGTCGCCCTGGCGGAGATGTAATTGAGCCCGTGCA